TTTTCTCTAAAAAATTCTTCCAATTTAGCTACAATTAGTGGTCTTGTTTTTTGTGTTACTGTAAATCCAGGTACTAATTGTTTTTCAGTTCTATTAATTTTATTATTTATATGTTTTTGGGTATCAACTATTTGTAAATCCTTACTCATGTAAAATAAATTCTCATAATTTCTATCAATGACTTGCTGTATAGCAGCCCAGCCAATATTGTTGTTCTCTATAACTAGTAAAGCATTATTGTATTCGATTGAAATATTTGTTAATAGGTTTCCATAATCTCTTGTAGACAATCTACCCTTATATTCAGCTACCTGTTCAAGATTTTCCACTTCTATGACATGAAATGCTGAATAGTCTGTTGAGTCTCCACGACTAACATCAGCACACACTATATAATCTTTTGTATAGTTTGGTGGCTCCCATATCCAAATATTACTATCAACACCTCGTTTTTCAATTGGATCTTTTACGTGTTTGTTTTTATATTCTTCTAATATAACACCATCAACCACGGATTGACCAGAAGTGATGAAGTCACAATCACATTCTTGAGCTGCTAGTGTAGGCCCAAGTAATTTATCTTGGTCATCTCTCCACTTTTGACCTCTATCTGGATGTAAATCCCAAAATAATTTAATAAAGTTAAAATCATTTAAACCATCTTCAGCGTCCATCCAAGTCTTGTGAAACCAATTACCCACACCATTTGGTGTAGAGAGTGCTATACATTGACCACCAGTTGATAATGTCTGTGAAGCAGCTGCCCATATTGTATCTATTCTATCAATAAATGCAGCCTCATCTAATACCAATAAAGATAGAGCTTCTGAACGACCAGCATCTTCACCACTAGACACTGCTTTAATCTGTGAACCGTTTTTATAACTTAAACTCAGTTTATTATCTTCTGTACATTTTTGTTTTAACCAACTAGGGAGATTTGCATGCATCACTCGAACTTTAGTTACGAGATTTTTTGCTGTTTCTTGTTTTGTGGCTATAACTAAAATATTTTTATCTCGATGAAATGTCATCATCCATAATGAGTACCCAGCAGTAATTGTGGATATACCAAGTTGTCGTGCTTTCAAAATAACATTAAAACGATGTTGCATAAAATCTTCTATTGTCTTTTCTTGAAAATCATACAAGTGAAATGGTATCTTACCTTTCATTGGATGTTGTATGAAACAATATTTTTTCAAGAAGTAAATAGGATCAGAAGCACTTTTTATGTACTCTTGTTTTATTACATCTTTTAATTGTCCGTTTTGATTTCGATCCATATTAATATACTACGTGTACTGTACAGCTTCCACTAATTTCTTTTACACCTATTGGATATATTTCCTCTGCTGTTACATCACCTGTAGGTATATCACCACCATCTGTTGCTGTTAGTACTCCCACACCAGCTGTCTTAACCATGAATCCACTCGGATTGGCTAAAGAACCAGTAAGATATGTAATACCTCCATCGGATGCTATGGTTACTGTGTGTACTCTATTATACGTTGCATCGTCACTAAAGATTGGTTTACTCCTACTAGATACATCTGTTCTTTTATTACTACCATGTGTTATTGTTGCCATCTAATTTCTCCCATTTTTACTTATTTCGGCACTTTTTAATAATTCATAGAAAGAAAATTCTCTTTCTAAGTCTAAAATATTTACATTTTTAAAAATTGGTGCATTCATCAGATCACTTATAAAATCATCATAATCTTTTGAAGCTTCCTCAATATCAAGTTCACTCATTTCTGAGTATCTAATTGCTATACTTTTTAATTTACTTAGTAAATACATAAAGTTTTTTAAATCCTTACCATATACTGCATATATTTGTTCATCTAAAATCATTATTAATATCCTATATATAAATATACTATTTTAAAGAATCTTCCATTTTTTGAAGATGTTCTAATGCTTCATCAGCTTGTTCTTCAATTTTATTTGTACCCATACTCCACTTTTCTTTATCAACCGAATACCCATCTGGTCTGACTTGTTGATAGAACTCAGGAGTCTTTTGTTTTTTAAATTCTTGAATTGATTCTTTCTGTTCTCGTATCCAAGAAATTATATTAGCCTGTACTTTTTTCTTTTCCCACTCATTATAAGTTCCATCTATTCTCATTTTGTTTTCAGCTTTCAATTGACAATCAAAACAGCTGTCATGTAAAATCCACATCTTATTGTCCAATCTTTTTTTCATTATCTTATCACACTTTGGACAAAACCATGGCATCCTAGCTCCTTTGGTAGCTTCAAATTTTTCTTCTATTCTTTTCCTATCAGCAACTTTTTCTGCTTTTAGTTTTTTTTGAAGTTTTGGATCAGCATTGGCTACAAATATCCTACTATCTGGTGTACCACCCTCTAGTATATTTTGTAATGCTTTGTTTTGTCTTACTGCGTCTTTACTATACCCACTCATACTTACTCCTATACGAACTTTAACATTCCTAGTATTTGATTAGCTGGTGCAAAAGCACCAGTATATTTATATAATTTTCCCTTGTATACAAAGGTTATACCCTCACTCGGCACAACTGATTTTAAACCACCGATAGCATTTAATCTATCCAGTTGAGTTTTTAAAGTAGTTAACACTTTAGGGTCTTTAGATTTTTTAACTTTACCTATAGCAGATTTTAAATCCTTACGAATCTGTTGAGCTGCTTTGGATGGATTTGCTGCTATAAAATCACTAAGGTTGGAAAGTATCTCAGCTCCCAGTTCAAAGAAAAGAACTTCCCAATCTCTTATATGTTGTTTTTGTAATTTAGCATGATCCATTTTATCTGTAGTTAATACCCAATCTAAAAATTTTGGATAATCTTTTAATTCTTTTCTAATCTGTGGTATCTTATATGATTTATCAAAGAAAGCCCATCGTTTAGTTAGTTTCATAAGAACATCATTTGATGGATTCTGATAATCTGTATTTTTAGCACCGTTATTAACATACTCCATCCAATATGCTTGATGATAATTTGCTAATGTATCGGTATCACTCATTTGATATTCACTTTGTAACTTATTTAACTTACCTAAGAAATAACTTTGTTTCTTTGCAAAGTCCTTAACCTTTGGTAGATTAGTAATAAATGGTTTTGTAATACTATAAGTTTTTTGTATGTTTTGATTTATCTGTTTTATCATACCAGCCAACACTCGTGCACTTCCTCTATCTTCCCCAACAGGAGAACCAGCTGAATTGTATTCTATCGTACCGTGAAATTGTAATAATGACCTATCATATGGTATTACATTTGCTGTCTTTGGATAAATAACCTCTAACGACATAAATTTCTTACCCTCTGCAAATATCTTATCTCTTTGTTTTTTATTTAAACGCTTGATAGCTTTTTGTAAATCAGATATTGCTTCTACGAATGCAACCTCTAAATCTCCCCTGCCTGCAAACATATTTTTTATTCCACTTAAATCTAAAGCATTAGCTCCATGATTTTTAATATGTCCTTTGTTACGAGCAGCAATAAGTTTTCCAGCTTTCCAACTTATCATTATATTCTGTCCATCTGTTTTTTCTGTAACTACCCCTTCGCTATCAAGATTACCTTGTAATGTATTAATAATTAGTGTCTTAAAATCTGAAAATGTAAGATTTTTATCGTCAAACGGATGATTCAGATGTCCATAAGCTCCACCTTCTATTAACAGCTTAACCTCATCGTCTAAATTAATTCTTTCTTTAATATTAGGAGCAAAATTAAATTGTTTTTGTTTAGTTAACTTACCTGTTTTACCCTTAGTACCAGACCAAGCCCATCCAGTTTTACCTCTACCGTATTCATCACCTGGTTCAGCTGATATTTTGTGACCTTTACCATCAAAACCCATCCATTTAATTATTTCTCCACCGACTCTATCAATAATACTTTGTAAACGCTGTTTGTGTTTAAGTTCTGCGTCTGCTGTTCCAGCTATCGAACCAGCTCTACGAAATGAAACACTTGATATGGGATCTTCAATTAAAGTTGGATCATCTTCTGGATCGTAGCGATCTTTGGTTTTATCATTTATCAAATAATTAATAACACTCCAACCAGATGTTTCCATAAATTCAGGTTGATTACCACTTGAAA